AGTGCAGAAGTCAAATCTGGAAAGCTACTGCCCTGGCGGACCGCAGCGGAGATCATTGATTGGTCGTTGCCATGCCCGTCCATTTTTGAACGGAAGAAGCCTCTGGCAGAGAATACGTTGCGTCGGATCGCACGAGGAATCCAGCGTTTTGTGATCGATAATCCGAATCCCTTTATCGTAAAGGTCAATCATCAAGGAGAGCAATTCCGTGGGCAACAGATCAGCGAGCCGATGCAGACCATAACAGCAAAAAATGGGTGGGGTATTGTCACTCCTTACATTGCTCGGATCGGGCAGACCGGATTTGGCGGTGATCGATTGCAGTATGAAGTGGAAGAACCTCTAACGACAATCATAACAAAAGCTGAACATCTACTCGTGACGCCAGTATTGGGGGTCAATACATCAGGGCACCCAGGAAGTTCGGTAGATGAACCTCTCAGAACAGTCACCACGGGCGGTCACCATATGCTAATTAGTCCAGCACTCATCCAGATGGGCTACGGAGAAAGGGAGGGACAGCAGCCGCGCGTTCTTGATCTTGAAAAGCCAATCGGAACAGTTACAGCAGGTGGTAACAAATTCGGACTTGCGACCGCTGAATTAATCGCTGTTCCCCATATTACCAAGTTCCGGACTGGAGCTACTGGCCATGATGTCAACGAGCCATTACACACTGTAACTTCTGGTGCGGGAAGTAAACGTCCTGCTGGAGCAGCTCACGCAATGGGAATGGTAACAGCTTTTCTATCACGCCAATTCGGACAATCAGTTGGACATGCCGCAGATGCTCCAGCAGCTACGATAACAGCAGGAGGAGGCGGTAAGTCCGCGCTTGTAACAAGCCATTTGGTCAAGATGCGCGGGACCAATACCGGACAGAGGGTTGATGTTCCTTTGCAGACGGTGACAGCCGGCGGCAATCACTTCGGGGAGGTCAGAGCGTTTTTGATGGCCTACTACGGCAGCAGTGTCGGGCAGAAGACAGATGAACCACTTGGAACAGTAACGACTCGGGATCGATTTGGACTGGTGACCATTCATGGGCAAGACTATCAGATTGTCGACATCGGTATGCGGATGCTGGAGCCACATGAGTTGTTTGCCGCCCAAGGCTTTCCTGACACATACATCATCGATCGGGACGCAGACGGTAAATCATACCCAAAAAGTGCCCAGGTAGCGCGCTGCGGCAATTCAGTACCGCCCCCTTTCGCAGAAGCATTGGTCCGAGCGAATCTACCGGAGATGTGTACTGGATCAGGAAATTCCTTGGCGTTCGAGAGATACAAACAGCAAGAAGGGCAGCTGCAATTGTCTATGTGAGACGACAGAAAGGGTTGTAAAGCCTATGGAAAATAGATTGGATCTCGTTGCGCTGCTGGCTTACATCGACCCGGCCTATCTTACCTATCAGGAATGGTTAAACGTTGGCATGGCCCTCAAGTATGAGGGCTATACAGCCAGCGATTGGGATGAATGGAGCAAGCGTGACATGGGCCGTTACCATCCCGGAGAATGCTTTAAGAAGTGGACGACCTTTGAAGGCACAGGTGGTAAGCCAATTACTGGTGCGACGATTACGCAAATGGCGAAGGACAACGGCTGGTTGCCGCGTTCTGGCGTAGAAGACAGAGAGCTGGGCTGGGATGATGAGATTGCCGGCGATTATGTAGTGGTCGATAAAAACTGGATCGAGGGCAAGGAGATCCACGAGCCTGCTTCGTGGAATCCAGTGCAACAGCTCACAACGTATCTGGCCACACTGTTTGAGGCATCCGAAAATGTCGGATACGTGGTGGATACATGGCAAAACGATGAAGGAAAATACCTGCCCACCAAAGGGGCATGGGACCGGACGGCAGGCGAGCTGATTCAATTGCTGAATCAAAGCAATGGCGATATCGGGTCAGTGCTGGGTGACTATAATCCCGAAGCAGGGGCTTGGATACGATTCAATCCGCTCGACGGCAAGGGCGTGAAGAACGACAATGTGACCGAATTTCGGTACGCCTTGGTAGAGTCCGACACGATGGATATTGAAAAGCAACACGCGATTATGCGTGAGCTGGAGCTGCCAATCGCTGTCCTCGTATATAGCGGCGGGAAGAGCCTCCACGCGATCGTTCGCATCGATGCTGTCAGCTACGACGAATATCGGAAGCGCGTCGATTACCTGTACAACGTGTGCAAAAAGAACGGTCTTAGCATCGACAATCAAAACCGTAACCCATCTCGACTTTCCCGAATGCCAGGCATTGAGAGGAACGGGAAAAAGCAATTCATTGTAGACACCCACATTGGAAAAAGCAGTTGGGCCGAATGGAATGAATGGATTGAGGGAATCAACGACGATCTTCCTGACCCGGAGAGTTTGGCGAGCTATTGGGACAACATGCCTCCATTGGCACCACCGTTAATCGAAGGTGTGCTCCGGCAAGGCCATAAAATGCTGATGGCGGGTCCGTCCAAGGCTGGTAAGTCGTTCTTGCAAATTCAGCTTAGTATCGCCATCGCAGAGGGGATCAAGTGGCTAGGATGGCAATGCACGCAGGGCAAGGTGCTTTACGTCAATCTGGAGCTAGACAGCGCCAGTGCCTTAGATCGTTTCAAGAATGTTTACCAAGCACTAGGGTTGCAGCCCCTAAACATTGACAAGATCGACATTTGGAATTTGCGCGGCAAATCCGTACCGATGGACAAGCTGGCGCCCAAATTGATCCGGCGAGCTGCCAAGAAGAATTACATCGCGGTCATCATCGACCCGATCTACAAGGTCCTGACTGGCGACGAAAACAGCGCTGACCAAATGGCGCATTTCACAAACCAGTTTGACAAGATCGCAACGGAGCTTGGTGCCAGCGTCATCTACTGTCACCACCATTCAAAGGGGTCACAAGGCGGCAAAAAGTCGATGGACAGGGCCAGTGGCAGCGGCGTATTTGCCCGCGATCCAGACGCGCTGATCGACTTAGTGGAGCTAGATGTAACCGAGGCTTTACTCAAGCAAGAGGAAAACAAGGCGGTATGCGCCGTATATAGGCAGCTCTTTGAAAAATTCAATCTGAACTATTTGGACGAGCATATCTCCCAGGACGATTTACTGAGTGCCCGGGCGATGGAGGATCACGCCAAACGCGCCATTCCAAGACAAGCGGAAGCAGCCAGAGAGAGCATTGAACAAGCGGTGCGCAGTGTCCGCAAACGTTCGGCATGGCGAGTGGAGGGCACGCTGCGCGAGTATCCAAAATTCGATGCAGTCAACATGTGGTTCCAGTATCCGATTCATCGAGTCGATGACGTGGGCAGCTTGAAGGACATCGAGCCAGAAGGGGAAGCGCCAGCATGGAAGAAGGCGACCGATAAGCGGAAATCGTCTGCCAAGAAAGAACAGCGTAGCAAAGAGGCACAATTTGAGGATGCTGTGAACAATTGCAATTTTGGTGAGCCTCCGACTGTCAAAGACATCGTGGAATGGTTCGGGAAGTCCGGTAAAGAGGTTTCTGAGCGGACGGTTAGGGACTGGATCAAGAAGTACGGTTACGTTTTAAAGGACGGCGTGATTGTCAAAGACAACGGCGGAGATCATGATTAATGCCGCCGCCGCCAAATTAGAACACGGCGGCAACGACCATCAAAATATGATTGCCGCCGCCGAATGCAGAAGATGGCGAACACCATGAATTTATGGTCGCCGCCGCGCGGAAAAAAGCACCCCTATATATATACGCGCGATGTAATAAATAAAATAATGATTAATCTACTAGTGTAAAACGTAGTGAGAGAGAAGGTCGCCGCTGCCGTTTCTGCGGCGCCCCCTGCTCTCACGTTGACTACGTAAGCGCGAGAGAAAAGGGAGAGAAAAATCATGACGAAAAAATATTGGGAAAATGAAACTCCCGAAACGATCGAATTCGGAAATTATTTCATGCGTTGTTTTGATAAAGCCGGAAAACTTCAATTCGGCGTAAAGATCGACGGCAAGTTTATCGTCAAATTTGTTTTGGACAGAACGGCATTGTTCTCCAGCGAAGAGGCTCCGGCCTACTTGCGAGGGACAGTAAGTGACTGGGAAGAGATGCTAGAGGATCAAAACAATGACAACTGAATTCTTTATGCCAATGAAAAATCCCCCGACCGTCACCCATCAACAGAAACAGGTCACGATCATAAATGACAAGCCAGTATTTTATGAGCCTGCCGAATTGAAAGCAGCCAGGGCGAAGTTGATGGCTCACCTTGGGCGGCAAGCGCCAGAGCATATGTATACCAAACCTGTCAGGTTGATCGTCAAGTGGTGTTTCCCGATCACAGGCAAGCGACAAGACGGGGAGTACAAGGCTACGAAACCGGATATCGACAACAGTCAGAAACTACTGTTTGACTGCATGACTGATTTGAAATTCTGGAAGGATGATGCCCTAGTGGTCAGCTTGATCGCGGAGAAGTTCTGGGCCAAACTCCCGGGAATCTATATTCGCATCGAAGAGGTATAGCCTATGGATTACAAAGCCTTTTACGACGATGTTGTCGGCTGGATCAATCAGGCAAACCAGGCTGCTGTTATGTATGGGATGCATACCGAGCAGTTCTGGGCATGGGTGGCCGACTCAAGCGCTGCTATCAGCAAGAAGTATCGGGACAATCCGCTGGTCATTAAACAAATGCTCATGCTCGTTAACTGGCTTGAAGAAGCGTATGAGAATAATGCACATGGGGGAAAGGGGATTAAACAATGAACGCTGTAATGAGCGACGACATTGATACGCTAGTTCGGAACAGTTTGCCATTCGTTCACCATATCTTGAAAAATTATTATCCGCCTACTGGCTTTGATTACGATGACCTTTTTCAAGTTGGATGCATTGGACTTATTCAAGCCGCAAGAAAGTTTGATCCGTCTCTGGGCTTTAAATTCACGACGTATGCAGGAGTATGGATTGAGAATGAGATAAGAAAAGCCATCCGTATGCAAATGACCGCGAAGCGGACAGGTGATGTCATTTCCATGGATTGGGTCGGTAATGAAGAGGAATCACTGGCGGATTTACTCGCAAACTTTGATTCGGTGGAAGAAGAGGTCGAAGCTAAAAGGTTGTTCACGGAGCTGATCCGTCAAGAGCCAGATATCACCTTGCTTGCTTTGGAGGGATACACTCAAAAAGAGATTGGGCGAAAGCTAGGGATGAGCCAGGTCAACGTGTCTAGGAAACTAAAAAACATGAAAAATGTTGCAGTAGCCTTGTGCTGAATCAGTCATGGTAAGCAAAGCGAGAATTGTTGGACGAACCAGGAGACGTGGTGATATCCGTTTTCCACATAACGAAGAGGCTATGGAGCCGAGCGAGGTTATTACCTATCGGCTCTCTCCAGAAGAAATGGAACGTCTCGTGAAGGGAGATAAGAATACGATGGGTGCTGCAACGAAAAGTAGGAAGGATTTGACCAAAGAGGTCTACCTGAAATTGGTCAAGCAAGGCAAAATCGATTCGCATATTCGTAAGGAATACGGACTTTCGAGTTGGACGCAATTGAAACGGATGAAAGAAAACTGGGGAATACTAGAGGCGTCTGGCGCTGGTAATAAACGCGATGCAGCTCCTGTAGAAGTTTCGCTTGAAGAAGTTATGGCCAGAATGGACGAATTGGCCGCTGAACATGCAGAAACAAAAAAACAGTTGAATGAGCTCCGAGAAATGCTCACCCAACTGAAACAGGAAATGAAATTACCTAATCGTCAGTATATCCCGAATGTCGATGAAAAGTCTAACAATGACAGAACAATTGAGCTGATGCGAGCGTTACTGAAAGAGCTACTTTGAATTAACAAATCGGTAACTGGTTGTAAAATTCTCGGTTTTTAGGAGAAATGGTTGTAATGACTTTTGTCAAGATTAACTCGAATTATTCCAAAAATTATTCTTGGGAGTGTTTTGGATGAGCATATCAAATTTCCGAGTTCTAGGTGGAGAAAAGAACTACAGTGGCATGACAAGCGAATTAGCAAAGGATGAAGCAGCATATGCGGGTGTGAAAGCTTTCGCTTGGTTTGACATGTTGAAAGGAAAAATGAAGCCCATAAGATGGTACAAGCCTACCAAGAAAGGCACTCGGGTGAAATTCGAAATGATTGCATCGCAGGAAATCTATGACACAAGCTACGGCGAGTTTGAAGGATACCTCAAGCACATCAATGAGAAGTATAGCCTTGGGTTGGAAGTAACCAGCGATCAAAGAGCAGTATAAATACTTTTGAAAATAGGGGGATTGTACGATGAGTGTAAAACTGTATGTTTCCGAAGGATCAAAGCGCGTAGAGCTTGAGTTGAGTAAAGCGAATAACCTGCAGGTGTTAAACATCATTCAAGGGATGTTTGGGTTCTTGGGATACGAGCTGAAAGAAATCACAAAGCCGATTCAGCAAAGTATGAGTTACGGCCCGATTTTTTCTGATCCAGGAGCGCCAAATAAAGAGGAGCCTATTGTTGAATCGAAAGGTATCCCAATACCCTTTGTACCCTTTGAGATGCCGGAAGCTTCCGAAGAAGTGGACAAGCAGGTAAAGGGATTGCGACAGCTACCGCTCATTAATGGCGGACATACTTTGTCTCAGTCTCTTGGAGAAAAGTTGGGGCCGCTTCTTGGGTTGGAAGTGAAGGAGGGCGCGGCCTGGGTGGATGGATCGGAAAATCCAATTGTTCCTAAAGAGAGCCAATCTCATATGACCATACCACTTGAAGAATCACTCATTGATCCAACTAAGGAGTATCCGGCTATTCGGAACATCAATGGAGTACCGCACTATCAAACATACGTTTATTGCAAAAATCAAAAATGCCAGAAACGAAAAAAAGTGTTCGTGAAGGAATTGCAGTTGTCCGTCTATTGCCCTGAATGCAATACGAAGCATGTCAGACGTGATGCGACGAATGGAGGTTTTCCTGAACAGGACGATTTCGGGAACTATTTCAAAGCGGATCGGCTCTGGGTGGAGAACCACAAACCTCATCACGAGAGAATCAAAAGCCCGTTGAAATAAACAGCAAAGTGGAGGTGGTCGCCTTGAATCAAAGACTAGCAGAAGAAGTAACCAAGCTGTCTGCGGAAACTGCGGTTAAGGCAGCGATAGAGTTTCTTGAAAAAGAGAAACAGAAGCAGCAAAAAGAAAAACGGGACTGGCGGCTCCGGAATACAAAGCTGTTGTTGAAACACTATCGGTCGTTTGTGAGCCATGTAGAAGGTGCGAGGGATAAAGTGACAGCGGTGGAATATGCAGATGTTATGACGGATTTGTACTCCAGTGAATTAGCATTAGAGTCCATCAAACGCAGCAGACAAAGGACGATCGTTATGGTGAAATTCGTACGGAAAATGATCAGTGTCTATCAAGCAATGTGTGAAACATCAGGGCTACAAGAGGATTTACGTCGATACAACATCATCTATGAGTTGTACATTTCCGAGAAAAAACAAACGGTTGAGGAGCTCGCAGAATTTCACAATATTGAGCCTAGAACGGTGTACAATGATGTGAAAAATGCGGTAAATACCTTATCAGTCCTAGTGTTTGGCGTAGATGGGATAGAGTTCAACTGATTTCATTTTCGTTTCAAAAACACTTCATTTTTTATTCAGTGAGCCCGTGTTACTATGATAACATCGAAAAATTATGAACAGCGAAAATGTATGAGCCATCCGGCATATCGGGTGGCTTTTTACTATCTTAACGAGGTGGTGTTTCTATTGTGGCCGTTTACGGAAAAACAGGAAATTCTGAATTGCCGACACTGTGAACACTACGCAGAGCTAAGATCATCCGATAAGGTCATGCCGGATAAGACCGTTATCGAAGGGGAAGTCAGGATTAGGCAATGCAGTAAAGGCAGGTTTGAACTAACTGATTTGCAGCCTTGTGGTTTATTTTTGAAAAGGAGTCCAGGTACGCATATGAAAATAGCGATACCTCCTATTCCCCCAAAACCAGGAAGTTCGGTGCAACGAAAAGCTGATCCTTTCAAAAAGTGCAGATGCCACGAGCGAGGTCAAGAATAAAACGGGGTGCGATATGCCAGTAAAACCGAAAAGACCCTGCAATAAAGCAGGCTGCACCGAGCTTACGGCAGATAGGTATTGTGAGGAGCACCAGCATTTACAACAGCAGGCCAGGAATAGACAGCAAGCAAACTACGATAAGCATAGGCGCAACAAACAGTCGAGCGACTTCTATCACAGCAAAGAATGGGAAGCCGTAAGGAACGAGGCTTTGCAACGGGACTACGGCTTGTGCCAAGACTGTAAGCAGGAGCAGCGTATCACTTCGGCTGATGTGGTTGACCATATCAAGCCGCTGCTTCTCTTCTGGGATTTACGTCTACGGCTGGACAATCTACGGTCGCTGTGCCATGCACACCATAACAAGAAGACAGCAGAGGACCGGAGAAGGTACGGGGGAGGGTAAAAAATCTGTAGGCGTCTTTTTATAGACCGCCTCGCCCCCCTCGCACGAATTTTTTTCGTTTTTTGAAATTTTTCTGGAAAGAGGTGAGCCCTCGTGGCAGGAAGAAATGCAAAACCTGTTGCTCTACATCTTGCAGAGGGCAACCCGAATCGATTGACCAAAGAGCAAATCCAGCAACGAAAGGACGCAGAAGTCAAGTTAGGAGCCCAAGACCTAAAAAAATTGAAAAAGCCAGGCTACGTCAGCAAGGACAAGATTGCAAATCGTATCTGGAATGAGTTGGTAAAGGAGTATAAGAGTGCGGCTGATCAGGGAGTCGAATTACTGACCAGCTCAGACGTCGGCACGCTTGCACTGTACTGTAAGACATTCAGCGAGTATGAGCGTCTGCTTGTGCAGTATCAGCGACTTGAGAACATTGTCGTCGATGAACACATCCTTGATGAATACATTGGTCGTGCAGAAGCGGTAGACGAGGTGAATTACAAAGCACTCCGTTACCTATCCCAGTTGGCAAGTATTGAAGGCATACTCAAAATCGAATCGGCAATCAACAAGAAGATGGACATGCTGCTAAAAATGCAAGATCGGCTTTTCCTGAATCCGTTGGCCAAAGTTAAAAACGTCCCCAAGCCGAAAAAGGAAGAGAAAAAATCAGCAATGGCGCAATTTATGAACAGGCGTGCTAGCCATGGTCCATGATGAACAACGAGCGCTTGAGCCAATCGAGTTTATGAGCATGCTCCAGGGTGTCGATGATTTTTATGGACAGCCCCTTGTTCTTCTCGACTGGCAGACTAGCTTATTACAGGATGTATATGGCACGGTTAACGAGAGCGGCTACCGCCAATATCGATATGCCTATCTGGAAATGCCGAAGAAAAACGGTAAGACGACAATGATTGCTGGATTAACTCTCTATCATTTGGTTTGCGACGGACCAGGAGGACAGATTTACTGTTGCGCGGCGGATCGGCAGCAGGCGGAGCTAGTCTATAAGGCCGCATGTGGAATGATTGAGCAAGAGCCAGAGTTTGACGGCGTACTAAAGGTGCTGGATAGCAAAAAAGAAATCAAAAATGTTATTACGGGCACTGTTATGAAAGTCTTGTCGGCCGAAGCATACACCAAACACGGTATCAACCCGACAGTTGTAATCTTTGACGAGTTACATGCTCAACCAAATCGGGACTTGTGGGACGTGATGACGTTCGGCGCAGGGGCGGCGAGGAAGGAACCGCTGTGGTGGGTGATTACGACCGCAGGGGATGACCCGGATCGGCATTCAATCGGGTTTGAAATCCATGATAAAGCGCTCAAGTTATTGTCCGGTAAGCTGGTTGATCCATCATGGTACGTTCGAGTTTATGGCATTCCAGACGACTACGGTTTCGATCCTGACAAGCCGGAAGAGGACATTTATGACGAGGCTTTGTGGTATAGGATTAACCCGAGTTTGGGGCATACGATCAGCATTGAATCTGTCCGACAAGAGGCCGTTTCGGCACGCAACAGTGAGGCATCGGAGAAACTTTTCCGATGGCTGCGGCTAAACCAATGGATATCACTGAAAAAAACGGGGTGGCAACCTTTGACATTGTGGGACAAGACGGAAGGACAGTGGGAACCGTCAGAATTAGTAGGCAAACGCTGTTATCCAGGTTTGGATTTGTCCAGCACAACTGACATCACAGCAGCCTGTTATCTTTTTCCTCCCCAAGAGGGTATCCCTGATTGGCGAGTCATCTTTGATGCTTGGATTCCCGAAGACAACATGAAAGAACGAGTCCGAGTTGATAGAGTTCCCTATGATATATGGGTCACACAGAAATATTTGCACACTACTCCCGGGAATGTTGTGGACTATGACTTCGTTGAGGCCAGCATATTGGATGCAAATAAGCAATACAACATTCAAACCCTGGGCACCGACCCATGGAACAGCCGCATGCTGTCTCAGCGGCTTATTCGCGGTGGTGTTGATGTCGTTGAAATCCCCCAAAACATGCAGAACATGAGCCCTGCTATGAAGATGATCGAGCAGCTCATGAAGCGGGGGCTTATGAGCCACGAAACAAATCCCGTTGCGCGTTGGTGCTGGGGGAATATCGTTATTGCTGTCGATGGAAACGAGAACATCAAGCCAATGAAAAACAAATCGAAGGAACGCATCGACCTGATTGTCGCCATGATCAATGCGATGGCAACGGCCATGCTATTTGAGGAGATCGATTTGAACGTTGGAGAGTTCGCAGAAGAAGAATTCTTGGACAAGCTTTGGGGGTAAATTCCCAAGCGCTTGCGATTTTGAGAGGAGGGAGGTGCAAATGTGAATATCAAGACAATAGCACGGCGTTGGCTCGGGATTGAAAAGCGTGAAACCTTAGAACTGGACGTAGATGATCGTCGGCTTCTTGAAGTTCTAGGGATCGACGTTGGCGATGTGAATGTAAAAGGGAAAAATGCTCTCAAAATCGATACGGTTTATGCGTGTATCCGTATTCTGTCGGAATCTGTGGCGAAATTGCCGATCAAAGTATACCAGGAAGACGAATCAGGGATTCAGAGGCAAACGCGGCACCCGGTTTTCCAACTACTCCGGCTCCGTCCAAATCCGTACATGAGCTCCTTCGATTTTTGGAAATGCATTGAGGCACAATGCAATGTGTACGGAAATGCATACGCCAGTATTGAGTTTGACCGACGTGGACGAATCGTAGGATTGTGGCCGATGGATGCAAGTAGGGTAAAAATTTGGGTAGACAATGACACGAGGGCAAGTGGTATCATCACAAATCGATCAAGTCTATGGTACGAAGTCAATTTGGGGTACGAACAGCGAAAGGTCATGCCGCATGAAATCCTGCATTTCAAGGGCGGTATTACGCTTGACGGGATTGTTGGGCTTTCAGCTCTGGATATGCTCAAAGGCACACTCGAAAATGGGGCATCGGCAAGCAAATTCGTCAACAATTTCTACAAACAAGGGCTTCAAGCCAAAGGTATTATCCAGTACGTTGGCGACCTTGACGAAAAAGCAAAGAAAAATTTTCGAGAGAAATTTGAAACGATGTCTTCTGGGTTGAACAACAGTCATCGAGTTGCACTGATGCCTGTGGGGTATCAATTTGTGCCGATCGCATTGAATATGCATGATGCACAGTTTCTCGAAAACAATCAGCTTACAATCCGCCAGATCGCGGCAGCGTGGGGCGTTAAAATGCACCAGTTGAACGATTTGGATGCAGCCACCCATTCAAATGTAGTCGAGCAGCAAAGAGGGTTTTACACTGACACGTTACAACCGAAGTTGACGGGGTACGAGCAGGAGTTGACTTGGAAGTTGCTCCTTACTGACGAGATCGAAGCGGGGTTATTCTTTCGATTTAATGTCGATGCGATCCTACGCAGTGATATCAAAACCAGATATGAAGCTTATCGAATCGGGGTACAAGGTGGCTTTATGACACCAAATGAGCCGAGATCACTGGAAAATCTGCCCCCAAAAGAAGGAGGAGATCAGCTCCTTGTAAACGGTAGTTACGTGCCCATCACACAAGCGGGCGCAGCTTATCAAGCGAAAGGAGGTGGGGGAGCTGGCACAGGAGAAAAGGACGACCCAAACAAAGGAAGTCAGAGCGATGCCGGTAAAGCTTGAGATTCGAGCAGTCGAGGGCGAGGAAAGCAAACGGACGATTCAGGGGGGGATTAAGTACGATTCTGAGTCGCATGTCATGAGGGACTGGTATGGTGACGAATTTGTGGAGGTAATAGCACCAGGAGCTTTTTCTGAATACTTACGAGAAAATCCGACAGTATCACTTTGGTGCCATAGAACTGATCAAATCTTGGGCAATACCAAGAGTGGGACCCTTCGTATTTTCGATGGACAATCCGAATTACGATTTGAATTAGACTTGCCGAACAGCAGTTGGGGAAACGATGCGTATGAGAGTATTCAACGCGGGGATGTTGACGGAGTCTCGTTCGGTTTTAATGTTAGGACGAATGGAGACAGATGGTCAAAGATTGAGAGAGACGGAAAATCCCTATATAAGCGAACAGTCTTGAATGCAACACTTCCCGAAATTTCACCGACACCATTTGCAGCATACCCAGAGAATGACGTATCTGTTCGATCACTAGAAGACTTCAAAGCTAGTGAGCAACGGGCTGTCGATCAGTACGAAAAAGAAAAAATGCTTATCGAGCTCGACCTCATCGGTTGAGCTTTTGTTTTGCCAAAAATCTTATGAGGTGATCAAATGACAAAGGAATTGCGAGCGCTGCTCCAGAAACTGGACACCGCAAAACAGGAAGTACGTACCATGTTGGCTGATGATAAAACGAACGAGGCAAAAGAGAAAATGGACGAAGTCCGTAGCCTACAAGTTAAAGTGGATTTGCAACGTGAGCTTGAGGAAACAGAAGCCCGCGGCTTGGGTGGCCTAGAACTGAACGACGACGGAAACATTGAAGAACGAGACATGCAGGAACTTGAGAAAGAATATACAGGCATCGTGCTCCGGGGGATTCGACGCCGAGGAATCAATGAGGAGATGCGTTCTGTGGTTCGGGAGTATGAGCAACGAGCAGTTATGAATGAGGGCGGAACGAATCCGGCTATCGCAGATGGTGATGTAGGAATCATCGTTCCGAAAGACATCCAAACACAGATTAATATGCTCATGCGTGACTGGAATGATTTGAGCCCATACGTGTCTGTTGAAAACGTCACTGCATTATCTGGAACTCGTGTTTTGGAATCCGACGCAGACATGACACCATTTGCGGATGTTGATGAGTATGGAGATATTCAGGCTACTGACAACCCGAAATTCACTCCAATCTCATATAAGGTCAAGAAACGAGCTGGATTCTTACCGTTGACTAACGAACTATTAGCCGATAATGACGCTAACCTGATCGCTTATATTACAAACTGGATTGCCCGTAAGGCGGCTCACACACGTAATTTCCACATTCTTAACCTTTTGAAAACAGTCACTCCAAAGACTTTAGCTGATTTGAAAGCAATCAACACGGTACTCAATGTAGACCTTGATCCAGCAATCAGTCGCTCGGCTGCCATCCTTACTAACCAGGACGGATTCAACTGGCTGGATAATCAGGTCGACGGTAACAGCCGTCCAATTCTTACGGACGACTTTACACAACCAGGGCGTAAGATGTATAAGGGCCGTCCTATTGCTGTTATGAGTAATCGAAATCTGCCGTCCAATACCAATAAAGCACCACTTATTGTAGGAAACCTCAAACAATTCATGGTGCTGTTTAACCGCCGTTTTTTCGAGCTAGCTAGCACACGCGAAGGTGGCGACGCATGGCGTCGTGATACTACTGAATTGCGGACAATCATGCGCGACGATTACGTGAAGTGGGATGCCGAGGCTGCTGTATTTGGTCAGTTAGATGTCACTCCAACGCCTTAAAATACGACGATTAGGGCCGGGCAACCGGCCTTTTTATGATTGAAGGGGAGGTGGTCAAAATGGTAGCGAAAGTGATTCAAGATTTCAGAGAACGATATCAGAACATGAAGCTATACTGCATCGGGGACACATATTCGCTGGACAACGCTGAACGCGTAGATTATTTGGTATCGCAAGGCTTTTTGAAAGTGTCGGAAGAGAAGGATGTTCCAGAACAGAAAGAGTTGACGTTCGAGGAATTCGCCGCCCTTGCAGCACCCGAACAGAAAAAGGTGCTAGATGTATTAAAAATTGAAGGCGACGACAGCAATGCTGAAAAGCGAGAAGCGTTATACAAGGCACACCTTGAGAATAGCGTCACTGAGAATGACGGGAATGTGAATGACGATGGCAATATTGACGCTTGATGAAACAAAGACCTGGTTACGCGTGGATGGGGAGGATGAAGACGCAATCATTCGAATCATCGCCAACGCAGCCGAGGAATATCTGCATAACGCTGTTGAGGTTGTGTTTGACGGAACGAATCCTCTGGCGAAATTATATTGCCTCGTCCTTTGTGCGGACTGGTACGAAAATAGAGATTTGATTGGCTCGCAGCCATCTTCTGACAAGGTACGGTTTACATGTCAGTCCATTATGGCGCAACTTCAGCATAGCTATGCGCCGGAGGGGACGCCATGAAGCAGCTCGTTAATCGGTTAAATAAACGTATCACGATTCGCAAGCAAAAATGGATCGAGAACAGTATGAAAGAAAAGAAGCAATCCTGGATCGACTATGCCACGGTATGGGCAGCTATAGAACCTTTACGTGGACACGAATCCCTTGTGGCCCAGAAAAGTGAGTCGACGGTCACTACTCGCATACGGATTCGCTTTCGAGAAGGAATAGAGCCTTCGATGATGATTGACTATCGCGGAATCTCGTTTGAGATTATGTACATTATCCATCCTGAATTCAATAAGCGAGAGTTGCAATTGATGTGTAAGGAGAGACGATGACATGTTGACACGCGTTCAGATAAACACAGCCATTAACGAGAAGATCGAAGCAGAGTTTCCAAACATCATAATCCAAAGCAGTGACGTTGAAGAAGGGTTTGCACGCCCTTCTTTTTTCGTGACGCTGGAGACGAACAGCGGAAATGGCGGGCAATTCAGCACACAACGGGACATGACATGTCGCATACTCTTTTTCCCTACTGATCGATACGACTATAAGGAAGAGGCTTACAACGTGCAGGATCGGCTTGAAAAACTGTTCAGCCTGAACTTTGCTGTGGCTGATCGCACCTTTACGATTGACGACTATTCCTCTCGTATCTTCGATAAAGTGGTGCATTACGATTTTGATTTTACTTTCTTTGATGATCCGGCAGTTGATCCATGTGCAGGAGAGAACCAGGAGAAAATGCAGGAGTTGAAGCTCCGTGGCTGACTTTGATGTGGACGACAAGGATATCGAGGCGTTCCGGCGTGAGCTTGATAATTTGGTGAAGCATTTTCCAAAGGAAGCCAGGCGCCTCATGATGCGATCCGGTAATCATGCCCGAAAGATTGTGCTACGTAAAGCCAAGCAATCTGTTGTCGAGGATACAGGCGAATATTTCCGTTCAATCAAGCGTGGCAAGGTGTGGGTGAAAGGAAAGGAGTACAAAGTGCGAACCTACTCCCGTTCCCCTGTCGCCCACTTGCTGGAATATGGTCACCGAATGGTCGGGCCAGAGCCAGACAAGAAAGAATTAGGCTATGTGCTTGGATTCAACATCTTCGACAAAGCTGGTAAGGAAATAAACCAAGATTGGAACGAGATACTAGATGAAGAGTTGTACAAGATTTTGAAAAAACTATAGGAGGAATGCTGCATGGGGCTACCTGAGATTTCAATTGTTTTTTCCTCATTATCAGTCTCGGCTGTCCAAAGGAGCCAGCGGGGCATTGTGGCCTTAATTTTGAAAGATGACACAGGAAAAACTTTCAACACGAAGGAATACAGGTCCATTTCGGACATAGATGCAACTGATTGGTCAGCAACGAATTTGGACTATATCAAAAAAGCCTTTTTGGGTGTTCCATCGAAGATTATCGTTGAAAGACTACCTACAACGGCAACGGATTACAAAAGTGCGCTCACAAGGTTGGCAGGAAAACGGTGGGATTACTTGGCTGTGCCTGGTATTGGGGCTGCTGATGTCCCTGACATTGCCACGCAGTTAAAGACGTGGCGTGATGTAAACAAAAAGAAGTTCAAGGCAGTATTGCCAAACAGTACCCCCGACCATGAAGGGATTATCGATTTTACGACAGGGGGCATTGTTGTCGGAGCGAAAACCTATTCCGCATCGGAGTATACGGCACGGGTCGCTGGCATTCTAGCGGGGTTGCCTCTTACGCGTAGCGCTACTTTCTACGAATTGCCAGAGGTTGAAGCGATTGAGGAAAGCGAAACGCCAGACGCTGACATTGACGCAGGAAAGCTTATCCTTATCAACGATGGGGAGAAAATCAAGATCGCACGCGGAGTAAACTCGTTGACGACCACAACGCCAACAAAGGGCCCTGATTTTAAGAAAATCAAAATCATCGAAGGACATGACCTGGTAAAAGAAGATATCACCCGCACCTTTAATGAGGAGTATGCCGGGAAAGTAAACAACAGCTATGACAATCAGGTGTTGTTAATCACGGCCATTAATGCTTACCTTCGTGGGCTACAGGGTGAAGTGTTGGACCCAAGCACAAATAACGCTATGGGGGTGGATATCGAAGCCCAACGGCAAGCGTGGGAATCGGTCGGCACTGACACGAGCGGGTGGGATGATCAGAAAGTAAAAACGTCGAGTTTCCAGGATGATGTGTATTTGTCCGGAGGTTTGAAGTTTTTAGACGCGGTTGAAGATTTGAAAATTGCAATTCACGTTTAAGGAAAGGACGGTGATCTGAATGGCAAGAAATGATTCCCGAAAAATCGTGAATGGGACGTACGGCCGTGTTTGGGTAGACGGTGAACTGTGGGCGGAAGTAGATAGCTTTGAAGCAAAGGTGACGATTAACTCTGAGGATGTCACCTTTGCAAATGATCCTGCTACCTACCAAAAGGAGCTTGGGTGGGCAGGCGAAGGTTCCATGACAATCAAGAAAATCCATTCACGCGTGCAACGTAAAATGGCTGCAGACGTGAAGCAAGGGAAATATCCTCGATTTTCGATTGTCGGCAAAGTGGAAGACCCAGGAGCGAGTGGGGCTGAACGGGTGGCAATCCATGATGTGACGATTTCTGAGTTTATGCTTCTAAAGTTTGAGTTAAAAACGACTGGTAGCGAGGAAATACCATTCAAGTTCAGTGATTACGAAATGATTGACATGCTCCCATAATAATCCCCAAAGATGGAGGAATAAAAATGTCCAAAAAAATTACAATTGCAGATTTGATCGCTCAAAAAGAACAAATCAAAAAACGGAAGGCAAAAACGATTACTCTGTATGTGGAGTCGTTGGATGGAGAAATTACCGTCCAAGAACCGAGTAAAGCGATTGCAACGGAAGCACTAATTATGGTTCATGACGAAGCGCAAAGCGAAATGGCCGACCACCATCTTGTTTATCATTGTGTGAGTGAGCCAAATTTGAAAGACGCTTCGCTGCAGCAGGCGTACGGATGTGTAGAACCAATAGACATTGTTTCAATAATTTTTCGACCGGGTGAGATTGCTGCGATTGGCGGACTCGCCTTGCAACTTGCAGGATATCAAGTAGGCGTGCGAAAAGTTGACACTGAATTAAAAAACTAATCGAGGGCGATGCCGATTTTTACTTTCTGCACCACTATGTGCAGCGCGGTTTCGCCCTCGATTATTTATTAAACTTGGATTTGCTTACGAAAAGATTTATGATGCAGTCCATTCTTGTACACCTGAAAGAAGAGAGCAAAAAGTTGGGCGGATAAATTCCGCCCTTTTTACGTGTCTTGAAAGACAGGTCACAGAAGCGGGGGGAGGACTATGTGAGCGCAAAAGACATTAGCAAAACCCTTGTACTCAAAGACGGGGTAACAGGGACCCTACAAAAGATTATTGGCGGCACAGTCGCCTATAAAAAGCATTTGAAGGACCTGAAAAACGTTGGCGTTGAAACTTGGTCATCGATTAAGTCAGGTGCAGGCATGGCCGCTGTCGCCATTGGAGCCGCAACAACAGCCATGGTCGGAATTGGCGTGAAAGCGAATATGACAGCCGAGACAGCGGAACGATCCTTTAGCATCCTATTAAAATCCGCCGAAGATGCAAAGAAGATGGTGAAGGATTTACAAGTATTAGCTGAGACATCCCCGTTTGACTTTGAGGGCATGCAGCAATCAGCGAAAACTTTGCTGGGCATGGGTTTTGCTGGTAGCCAGGTTATCCCGATGTTACAGCGACTTGGTGATACGGTAGCGGCAGTGGGAGGAAATACAGATCAGTTAAAAGGAATTGCTTTGGCGATCGGTCAAATCCAAACCAAAGGAAAAGTATCCGCAGAGGAAATGAACCAATTAGCGGAACGCGGTGTCGCTGGATGGGACCTGTTGTCACAGGAGTTAGGGAAATCAAAAGCCGAGCTAATGAAGATGGCCGAAAACGGAGAGCTTTTTGCGGACAAGGCTCTGCCGGCCATCATGACTGGTTTGGAGAAACGTTTTGGCGGCTCCATGAAGTCCATGTCAGACACTTTTGAGTACACTCTTGCCAACATTAAAGAGTCAGGAACGCGAAAGTTGGCTGAATTGACATCGCCTCTGTTTCTTGCTCTCAAGGATGACCTGAGAGGAATACAGGCGTTTCTATCCAGTGACAGCGCGGCAGCCTGGGGAGCCAGTTTCTCTGCTGGGTTAATGACCGTCTACAATGCTGCGAAATCCACATTCGGGGTAATGAGCGATATTGCGGTATTCGTTTCTGGTAACTGGTCCGTAATTGGGCCTGTTGTCTACGGGGTTACTGGATCGCTTGTGGTCTATAAGATTGCTGTTGCAGCCGCTACACTTACCACCGCGTTATTTGGCAAAGAATCATCCTTTGCTGCCATGAGAACAGGATTAATGGGCACAGCGGCGATGGTAACGTCCGGACAGATCGGGATAATGCGAGCTGCGCAAATGGGGCTCAATGTGGTCATGGCAGCCAACCCGATCGGCTTTGTTATTACGCTGCTAGGACTCCTGGTTACAGCCGGAATTTATGTCGTGCAAAACTGGGATACCGTCAAACAGGCCGCTAAAGAACTGTGGAACGGTGTCGTGGACTATACAGAGCAGGGTGTAAACAATTCGATTGGCCTAGCCAACACACTTTTAAGTGCATACGATTTTGCATGGAAAGGAATTGGGTTCGGCGCTGCGATGATGTGGAACGGGATTGTTTCTGCTGCGGAATGGGGCGCTAAAAATATGTTGGCTCCGATCAACGCAGCTTTGGAAGCAGTCGGCGGGCAACGAATCGATGTCAATTTTGGTGCTGCTCAATTCGATGCGAAGATGCCGAAATGGGAAACAAAGAGCATCATTCCCCAGGTTGATTTTTCAGCAGCAAAAGCAAATACCGGATTCCAAGATGACCTGAACCAAACTAGGAAAGAGCAGCGTGAGGCAAGCGGACAACGCGACAAGAAGCTGACGGACGCGCTGAATGCAAATACGAATGCGTTAGCGTTTAACACTGACGCTACAGCCGGAAATACCAAGGCAACAGACAAGAATACAAAGGCGACGTTACGTGATAATTTAAGCCCGGTAGATTTGGCAGACAGCTTACTCGGACGAATTGAGCGTCATATGTGGAGTACGTAGGGGGTGCTGACTTGATCAACGTGTTTTTGTCGATTAACAACAATGCAGAGGTCATGCAACTTCCTGTGCCTCCAGCCGATTACAACGTACCTTCGCCTTGGGGCACAGAACAGGTGGATGGGCTGCAGCAGTCGCTTCTACTGATCGGGTTGAAAGGACTTCGATCAGTAGATATCAAGAGCTTTTTCCCGATCCGGGACTATCCCTTCTTGCAAAACCGCAGCATGTGGGGAATGGCTTATGTAAATACAATTGAGCGCTGGCGCGAGATGCGGATTCCGGTGAGACTGGTCATTGTTGACTCAAACGGCGCACAGTCCCTGAACATGGCGGTTGCCATAACGAACTTCGAACATAGTGTGGGGCGGAGCGGTGATATTGACTATACTTTGCAGATGACCGAATTTCCATTTGTAAGCACGGCAAGGAGCTGAGGCCATGTTTCAAGTCCTAGTAATCAAAAACGACGGTCAGAAAAGCCATGACCTCACACCCTTGGTGGGCAGTATCTCATGGGACTCCAATCTGTCGCTGATGTCCGCGATGAATTTTGATGTGAACTGGACGGACGCAAAATTGTTCCCGGTTAACCCATGTGATCTTGGCGACGTCGTGCTGCTTCTCAAAGATGGTGAAGAAATAAACCGTGGTGTGGTTGTAAAAGAAGGTCGGCAGGGACGCAGCGCGATTACGTACACCGTATATGATTATGCCTGGTATCTTGGAAAGTCAAAAAGCGTGTACCAGTTTAATAAAATACCGGCTTCACAAGCCATTACGAAGATTCTTAGCGATTTCGGTATGCTAATCGGAAATGTCCCGGAAATGCCGACGATCATAGACGATATTTTCTTAGAGAAAAGTCCTGCCGAGATTATCGAAACCATTTACAAGCTCCATGAGCGCCGGAGCGGGAAACGATACAATGTCGAGATGCGGCAAGGGAAAATCTATTTTGAGGAAATGAAAGATTTACTCATCAAAGGCACCTTCAAGCTGGCTGAGAACATCGCACCTATGGACGTGATGACAAACCCGTTAGGCGCGGATCGCACGAGATCCATTGAAGAAATGCGAAACCGTGTAAAAATCCTCATCGAGCGCGATGAGAAGGAAAAGTCAAAGCCCAAGTATGAGATCGTGGCAATGTCCCAGGACGAGGGGCTAATACGCAAATACGGTCTGCTGGAAGAGGTATTCAAGATAGATGCAGAGGATGCCGCAAAAGCGAGGGAAGTCTCTCGAATCCTATTGAAGAGGCTGGCACGAATTCACGAGACAAACACCATCCAGCTAATGGGTGACGTTGCTTTTAAGGCTGGCCGTCTGCTCGATGTAACAGAGCCGGTCACTGGTATGCAAAATCGATTTATGATTACCAGCGCCAAGCATGAAGTGAAGAACCAAATGCATACGATGCAACTGGACTTGGCTTTACCCGAGGACGTGAAATAGGAGGCGATTAGGTGAGTAGTGAAGACCGACTGGCCAAACTGATTGTTGATTTGTACAATGAGAACCGCAACCCACCGAGTACGGCTCCGCGGGTCGGGACGGTTGTTTCTGTAACACCTCTCAAAATTCAGTACGGCGAAAGCATCGTTTTAGAGAGGCGGCACCTGATTATTGGCGAAAGTCTCATGCCCGGCTACAAGCGTACCATCGAATTAACGGAGCTACAGATGTCCGGACTTGATGAGGAATATCCAGCAGCCATTACGTTTTATCGAAGAGGTGGGACTATACAGGAACGTATCACGAATCTGGATATTCCTATCACGGATAACCCTGACAGTCAGGAAAATAAGATCAAGGCAACCATCACGTATACCGACGGGCTGAAAGTGGGCGACCAGGTTATTTTGCAACCAGACGAATCGCTAAAACTGTGGTTTGTCAAAGATCGTGTATGGAAGGAGCCGGATGAATGAGTTTACCACAGATTGCTCAGTTGGATTTACCGCAAGCACAGATCACCCAGCAGATGAAGACCCAGACCGTTCATAAAACGTATCTGTGGGACTTTGTAGCGGGTGATTTTGTTTTAAAAGATGGAAAGCTGATCGAGGTAACCGGATTGGAGTACATCAAAGTGTGGATAGAGAAAATACTCCGAACTGTTAAGAGGAGCTTGATCTACGCAGAAACCGAATACGGCAGCGAGCACCACTCATTGATCGGCCAGAATTTTCATCCTGACTTTTCTCGGTCTGAATACGAGAGGATGATTCGGGAGGCTTTATTGCAAAACGAGGCGATCACGAAGGTGGACAACTTCTCTTTTTCACAGACAGGCTCCCGATTGGAGATCAACTTTGAGGTGTCTAGCATTTATGGCACGGTAGAAAGGACGGTATCCATATAGTGGCAGACAAAGATCAAATCCTTTCTGAAATGCTTCACACTGTATCTAATGAGCACGACAAGCGGCAAGGATCGTTTATGTATGACGCTCTTGTGCCGCCAGCAGAGCAATTCGAAAAAATAGATCAGGCTATTAGCTTCGTAAAAGAAAAATTGGATATTGGAAACTTGTCTGGCGATGAGCTGGCAAAACGTATTAAGGAACGCACTGGAATTGATAGAAAACAGGCGACCTTTTCTTCTGGATATGTACTATTACATGGAACTGGTACAGCCAATCTAGGCGACTTGGGTGAAACGCCAGGCGGCGTTCAATTCCGGATCACCGAAACGAAAACAATCACCACGTCAGGAACAGTGAAGGCTCAAGCTGTTATTGCGGGTAGTACCGGTAATGTTCCGGCAAACACGATTACGATGTTCCCTGTGACTTTGCCCGGCTTTACTTCCATAACAAACCCGGAACCTATGACAGACGGTTTCGATGCCGAGTCAGATGAAGACCTTCTCCAGCGGTATTATGAGCGCATCCGTACACCAGCTACAAGCGCCAATAAGGCTCACTATAAAAACTGGGCAAAAGAAGTAACGGGCGTGGGAGATGCCCGCGTTATTCCGCTATGGGAGGGCCCCAACACGGTGAAGGTTGTCATCATCGATGGTGATAAGCAACCAGCAAGTATGGCTATTATCAATGACGCGCAGACTCATATCGATCCAGGCAAAAAGGGGCTCGGGGAAGGCGCAGCTCCAATCGGAGCCTATACCACAGTTGTAAGTGCAACAGGAGTAGACATCAATGTATCGGTAACCGTGACATTATCTCCAGGGTATACACAAGAACAGGTGACGCAAAACATCACCGCAAGTTTGACAAAGCGCCTGAAAGAGATCGCGTTCGTCGAAGCGATTGTCAGCTACGCAAAGGTAGGGGCGGCTATTTTGGATAGCGAGGGCGTGACTGACTACAGCAACCTCCTGGTCAACAATGGTACAGCGAATGTGCCTATCAATTACGAGGAAGTGGCTGTAGTAGGGACGGTGACTGTCAATGTCTAGGTCGGATACTATGCTAAAACGATTACAGCCGTTCCAGCGAAAATCAAAAGTATATAAAGCTATTTTTGACACAGAGGCCGAACAGCTCGATAGCAGGGATGCGGCTATCGCTGATTTGCATAGGCAAATGTCTGTTGACTCCGCAACATGGGCTTTATCTATCTATGAGACGGAGCTAGGCATTCCTGTTGATGCCAGCAAACCGATTGATGAACGCCGATCGCTTATCAAATCAAAAATGCGCGGGACAGGAAAAGTCGACGCCGCTCTTATTAAGTTGGTGGTGGATAGCTGGACGAACGGCCAGGTGGAAGTAGCATTCGCCAACAGCACCATCACGATTACTTTTTCTAGCATTGTAGGAATCCCGCCGAACATCGAAGACGTGAAGGTCGCCATTGAAGATATTAAGCCAGCACATTTGGCAGTGCTTTATGTTTATTTGTTCAATCGATATGAGCAACTATTGGGTTACACACACAACCAGTTGGCGACGAGGACACATGAAGAATTGCGCTCATCGACGCTACCTTAGATAGAAGGGAGGAAGACAAGTGCCGAATTATACGCCTAATTTTAAACTCAAGCAGCCGTTTCCGACGGAGAACTACAACGTTGAAGATCAAAACGGAAATATGGATATCATCGATTCAATGTTCGAAGCTCATAAAGCAGCCGCAACGTTAGACCATCCTGATAATAGCGTAACCGATGCAAAAATTGGAGAGCGGACAATTGATCAGACGAAAACGCCTGTGAATACAGGGGTATTGTCAGCTTTGCTTGGTGGTCTGGCGAACATGATTAAGAAAATCACAGGTAAATCAGACTGGAAGACGGAGCCTCGTACTACTCTGGAGAATGCTGTAAAACGTGACGGTGACAGGATGACAGGGCAACTCGAAATTAACAACACAGCCCCAAGGTTTTTATTGCAGGACAGCACTCCCGATGCAAAAGGGGTCGCCTTCGTGAATGACTTGAACAAGTTGTTTGTGCAACAGACAGATGGTGCGGGTGCGAAAGTTTCTGATAGGTTCAGTATCGACCTAACAACTGGAGAAGGATTTCTCGGTTCTGCTGACAAACTAATTTTCCACACTGGCAACCACAACAACTCAGGCGATCCGCACGCCCAGTATGTAAGAAAAACGCAAGCTGTCACTGGAGACTGGAACGATGTAATAACCACTGGTTTTTACGACGGGAACCTTTTGCTAAACGCTTGCCCTGGTGGTACTCATGGGTGGCGTTATTGTCAAGTTACTTCCCATAGTCAAGATGGTGGAGCAAGATGGGTTCATCAAGTTATGACCGCATTCGATGGCACAGGGACATATGAGCGGTTTTCTCAGGATATCGGATCACAGAGAAAATGGACACCTTGGTATCTGGTTAGCCAGCATAATAACTTGCGCCAGTATGCAGGCAGTAAGGACGAAATGAAACTGCTGTACAAGGTGGTAGACCACAAGAGAGCTGACGGTACTATTTATGCCCAATCCATTTTGTCCAATCCTGATGCCAATGGTAATTACCAAACCCTCTCATTGACGTATTACAACAACGCTGGAACCGTGGCGCTGGAGACGAAAAGCTGGACCTTTACGTATGATTCAGACGGCTTGATTACGTCAAAAGTACCAAACTTCTAAGGGGGCATTTCATAATGGATATCGATAGCTTGTTACTGGCTCATGGTTTGGGGGGTGGAGCAGGACAAAATGTTGGCGAGGGTATCGTCGCAAGATTGCAAGTTGCGCCAGGGGAGACAGTGACAGCCGGGGATGTTGTGGAGTATATCAATGGCAAGGTACGCAAAACAAAAGCGGAGTTCACCAAAGACGGCGTTTCTGCATTGAATTTCGAGGTCGGCAAAAACATTCAGGCAGTTGGGGCGTGCAAATTGGACGAGAACCGCGCATTTATTGCGTACAAAATCCAAGACGGGACGAACGCACTTTGGTCAGCAGCCGCATTGATTATGACGATTGATGATGCGGGGAATATGTCCGTTGGCTCACCTGTCGTCTTCGAAGCAGCTCATACTAACCAGGACCCGAAACATATGACTCCTGTATTGGTGGATAAGGATAAGGTTTTGCTCGTGTATGTACTTCGATACAATAACTTATTTACACATCAGGTGAGGTCGGTTGTTGTCTCTACAGCAAACAACGTCATTACGTTTGGAACCATCACAAGTCCACCATACGGTTGGCAAAACAATGATAAAGTCATGGCTGATTTGCTTGAAACGAATAAAGCGATTGTAGCATGGCGTGACGGAAGCAATGGAACAGAGCTGCGGTTTTCGATTGCAACGGTTTCCGGTATGACGGTTACTTATACGCAGGCGTGGTCAATGACTGGTGTAGAAGGGTATCGTGCTTGCTTGCTTGTCTTGTCGCCAACTCGTGTTTTTGTTGCTTATAACAACTCATCAAGTCCATACACTCTGTATGCTCGTTTGCTAACGGTAAACGGAAGTACTATTGATTCGTTAAATAATTCGATTGTAAGCATAGGCTTCTATGAAGCGTCTCATTGTTATGCGGCAAAGTCTGGACCGGATAGGATTTGCCTTGTGACAGCGCTACCGCACACAACTGCAACGGGGGGATACGCTCATTCATTAAGTGTCGCTGGTGATGTTATTACGTATCACACTACTAGAGCTATGATCGGACAGCTTGCGGGTATTGGACTAAAGGTAACGTTTCTAAAACAAGATGGAAATGGCACAGATTATTATGCGGCAACCTACGTAAATACCAATCTAGACTTTATTAATTTTCAACGTATTGCCATTTCATCCACCAATGAAATAACATTCCCAACAGGTTTCTGGGTAGACGGAAGGCAAGAGTTTGCAACCGATACGTTTTCGCCATTGTTGTTTGAGAAACAAGGGCGGTTAGTCATGCCTTTTGGTAGCTACAAAGCTGGCTTTTATATGGGGTTATTAAGAGGTTACAAAGTACGTGGGTTAGGCTCAAAAGGGATCGCGTTGAATGGCGGCACAGCGGGGCAAACGATAAAGATGGGTATACGAGGCGTTTCGAAGGCTCCTGGATCGTTAGCGGCCGGGAATCATCAGTATGTCGATGACAACGGGAACGTTACTGCTACCGACGTCAATCATAAAGTTGGTTTAGCTGTTGCGAGCAATCAAATGATTATTCAATTCCCATTTTGGGAGAGCAGGATAACAGGGGATTCAACTGATGTAGTCGTTTCACCAGGTGGGACTATTACACAGGGACGGGTAGTAAAAATTTTGCCCAATGGAAGTGTCGTTGATTTGATTGTAGCAGGGGCTGGTATAAACTTCGGTGTTGCTCAACCTGGAGGCAAAATATTGGCGCGAGGTATTTCAAGAGGGCACACCGGGCTAAGACCGGGTGAAAATTATTACTACAGCACGACAACTGGTGTTATTTCTCAAGAACAAAGCGGAGTGTTCGTTGGGATCGCCATTTCACCGACAGAACTACTGATTCCGAAAACACTTTTTTAGAAGGGAGAGAGTACCGTGAAAGTGCTGACGAAAGCGACAGACAAAACCATTTTGCATATCGGGAAAAAAGCAACCATCGTAGAAAATGGAATCGATGTGGGCCATACCGTTTATGCAAATACAGAAGACTACGTGATCCACGATGTGGAGATTATTCCCGGTGACGTGCGAATCATGGAATATTGTTATACGCCAGAAGATGGCTTTTACAAAAATCCTGATTTTCCGGATGAATTATATGTTACGCCGGAGGAACAGATTGCCCAACTCAAAAAACAAGCGCTTATCATGCAGGGGACAATCAACTACCTGCTTGGTATATAAAAAACATTCAAGAGGGAGAGATAAGGACATGGCAAGTAGACTGTTTAACTATTTCTTGATGTGCTGGGTTTGCAAGTCGGTAGACGAAGAGAACCTGTCAAATGCAGTAGCGAAGGACTACATTACCGAAGAGGAAAAGAAAAATATCATGGCTACACCGCGCTGACGCCGACTCATCATTCAGAGAAGGCGTTTTTTCATGGGGAGCTGCTGACGCGGCTCCCTTTACTTTTGCCCCCAGGGGGTGAGGAGGTCATGTGTTAGTGGCAGACGAGATCAAAGATTTACAAAAAGGAATCACTGACATCCTGGTTGCGATAGGGAAAATCGAAACAGAAATTAAGCAGCTCGGCAATATGGCAAACAAACTCGACTCAACGGAAAAGCTGGCCATCGAAGCGATGCAAAGCACGAGATCAGCCCACAAGCGTCTCGATGAGTTGAGCTTAGAGATCACCGATCTAACGAAGAAGGCCGAGGACATCAAGAAAGAAATTGAGCAACGAATCGATAACGATAAAAGACAAGGCCGAGATGATAAACGTTGGATTGTTGGGACAGTGCTAGGAGCTGGAGCGCTGATTTGGAAACTCATTGAATCGATTACGAAAGGTGGATGAACAGAATGAAAGAAACAGACCTGTTGCTATTGGCCAACGAATACTTGTTGGATGAAATTCTAATTGTTGTTATCGCACTCCTGTTAATTGGGACGATGCTCAAGAAAACACCACGGGTAGCTGACTGGCTGATTCCTTGGCTTTTGACCGTGAGTGGTGTTGGACTAGCCTGGGGAGTGATGGGAGCAATCAGTGTCCAAGCGACGATCCAGGGCATCCTCGCTGCTGGAATCGCGACGTTGGGGCATCAAATTTGGAAACAGACATTTGTGAAAAGGGAAGGTGATCAATAATGACTCAGCAAGAGTTTATCGCAAAGATTGCACCTGCAGCCGTCGCGGATATGAAAAAGACCCGGGTACCTGCTTCGCTGACCATTGCACAGGCAATCCTGGAGAGCAATTGGGGAAAGAGTGGTCTGACGCAAAAGGCAAATAATCTGTTCGGTATCAAGGGCACTGGGACAGCCGGCCATGTATCTATGCCGACCAAAGAGTTTTCCGCAGGGAAATGGATTACGGTCAACGCCAACTTTCGAGCCTACAATAGCTGGGCCGAATCCATTGCTGACCATTCGAAGTTGATCCTTAATGGTACTAGGGACAAGCCTACTCGATATCATGGTGTCTTGGGAGCTGACTACAAAGCAGCATGCTATGCCGTGTGGAAAGGCGGCTATGCGACCGATCCTGATTATCCTGGTAAGCTGGTCAGCCTGATCGAGAAGTATGAGCTGCACCAGTATGATGTTGATAAGTCTGACAAATCCGTGGATAAAGAAAAGACTGCTACTTTGGAGCTGGCACAGTGGGAACGCGAAGCAGGCTTGAATGCGATTGACAGTCTTGCGGCCAAGGGTCTGCTGAATGACCCCGATAAATGGAAGCAGCGATTGACTGACGACCCGGTGGGCGTGCTGCACGAATTGCCTTGGCTCATGTTTACAATGCTGGATCGAGTAACAGAAAAAGCGACAAAGTAAAGCGAAAGCCATCCTTCCGGTAAAACGGGGGAGGGCATTTTTTATTTGAAAATGGACGTCTTTTATCACTTGAATTATATTACAGTTTATTACAAATATACGCATTAAGAACTATGGAATTTATTACCAATTTACTTAGCGGTGTGATATCATAATGAATAAAAAAGGGCTTCTTGTAGTATCATTCTGAAAAAAAAGGTGATTGCTGTGACTGGAGTGTCTTTTAAAAAAATGTTTAAAAACTTCTCTATTTTTACTGTTGCACTAGTTGTTATATTGGGTTTTATTTCGTATTTCCGAGTGGGATACGTAGACTACAATGATAGTTTCGATGTGTGGTTAATCTCATCACTTGCTTATCTATGTGTATTATTTTTATTCGAATTAAGAAATAAAACAGGTAAGAATACCTCTGGTGATTAGGGGTAACTTGCAACAGAAAAGGCCCAACTCCTACTGATAAGGAGTTGGGCCTTTTTCATTATTTCGGTGCGACGTCGCCGCCGTGATTTGCATCAGCTTCATACTCAATCACATCTTCATCGATAACGGTGTTTCCCATTTTTATTGTTGTTTCAACTCGATAGAAAGCTTTTGTCGGGAATTTTATCCATCTGTAGTATGTCGTTCCGGAAACTTTGATGTCGCCAGTAATAGAGGAACCTACCCCAGCAGAAATGGCAGCCGCAATAGGAGCTGTCCATTCAGTCGGCACGCCACGTTTTTCCAACAATTTAGCGATAGTAGCAGTTCCACCAGCAACAGCAGCAATTATGGAACTTTTAGGAATTGTATAGCTGTTGCTAAAAGACCCATCCCATTCTGATTTAGCTTGTGCCTCTTGAATTGCGCGGTCTTGAGGAGCAGCGAACGCAGGTGTAATGGCAGATACCGCCATTACAATAGCCATAGCTCCAGAGAATAATACTTTTTTCATTTACATCCACTCCCATTAATTGGATAATTTTGTAAACAATTAGAGTATAAATGTTGTTTCTATAAATGTCAATTATTGGTAATTAATTCGTATATTCACTTTATATCTCCCCACTGGTAAAAATTGTGGTTGCATGTTCGCATGGTGTTCTCATAAAATAAGAACAAACGTTCGTAAAAGGATGATTAACATGGAGACAATCCAAGAAGAGATTGATGGCCAACTCCAAGCAATACCCGTTTTACCCCCAAAGCACCTAAAAGCAATACGCAAAATCCGTACTGGGGCAAGTCCTGGATGCGCCCCTGACATTCTCCGAGATTTGATAGAGGCTGGATTGGTGGAGGAGACTTTGAATGACCCTACTGTATGA